GCCGATGCAACTAGGCAGAGTGGGAGATGCACTGCCAAGTGCATCTCCCGGGGGGCCCCTCGCGGGGCGACGGCGCCGCCTTTCGGCGGCACCACCCCCCACCACTCTTTAGCCACTTCGTTCTGAGAATGAACACAGAACGACAGTTGCCATAAGAGTGGAAAAAGAGATGAAGAATCCGGTCAGGGTGTTACCCTGACAATTACCGATGCAACTAGCATCGGCTTGCGGTTCTTTTGGTCTCTCCCACCGGCCGGAAACGGCCTGGTCTCACCATCTTAACCGATAGGTGAGCTCTGCCTCAGCTTGATGTCGACGCGCTGAGGGCGTCCAGAACGCTCTAGGTGTTTCCCATCAACTTGAGGGAGGCTAGCCCACAAGGTGGCATCAGTAGTGATCCCGAAAGGACCACTAATAGATGCACCGGGGTCCAGCCAATGCATGTCCGAGGAAGGATTAGCATTGGCGTGGTTGCCCAGCTTGAGTAGACACTTAAGCATGGCACCATCCCCGTCCAGCGGATCGCTGGGGGGTTTGGCCGTCACTACATAGCCCTTGACTAAAGGACTATGACGGTATGGATGCATTCCCTCGTAAACATAACCGAGAGAACAAATCCTGCCAAGCACTGGAGACGCTGGGAGCACAGTCGGGAAGAATTTAATCAACCCGGTAATGTACTCATCCAGCACACGACAGCTCTTCCAGTAACCACTCATATAGAGTTGATTCCGGAAGCTTACTATCGATTGAACTCCAGTTGCGTCCTGCCGATGTGTAGGGAGCGGATGGCGAACACGAACAATACTAACGTCGTGTCCGTCATAGTACTCCTTACCACAAGACTCTCTGAACTTTCCAGTCCAGAAAGACTTGTCCGAACCAACTCGAGCTCCAAAAAGTTCGAGCGTTCGCACAACGGTAGGCACATGATCTACAGGAACGATAAGATCGTCCCCATAGACGCGCACCGTCCGAGAGAACCTACCTAGGTCCTTCCGGGTGAGCGGCGTGTTGAGCGATCTTTGAATCCCAACGAAGATCATGGTCGTAAAGACCATTGCTTCCATTGGAAAGCAAAGTGCTGAACCCATGGACGCGTATTTGGCAAGACGAATCGTCTTGCCATTCACGTCAGCCTTACGGGACCTTGTCGCGTCGACGGCCGCATTCAAAAACGGCCACCGATGAAGCATGGTCCTGACCAGCTGATTCGAGACACGATCGGAAGCTTCACTCAGATCGAGTGTTGCGGTTCGGTTATCAATCGAACCTTGACGAGCAAGTTCCTGGTTAGGAACCTGATCATCAAAACCGATCAACTTCTTGAGGAGTCTATCTCTCTTGAAGTTCATCATGAAATTGTGATAGACGGCCTGCTGCATATACTGCATGCAAGCCGGCTCCATCGCAATGACACGGGGTGTCTTGAGTGTCTTAGGAACAAGGATTACCCTCACGGGCAATTCTTCTCCGGGTTCGTTGACGTTCATGCGGTCGCTAACGTGCGTAAAACGCCAATTAGCAATTGCATGGCTACGAGAAGGGAAAACCTTCTCGAGCCGACTGGTCCAGGTCTGCTGATTGTACTTACCGTTACTGGTAAGGCGATCTGCAGTTGATCCTGGTCCATGCTTCGGTATCAGCCGAGAGAAGTAAACATCTCTGTTCATTCTCTCAAAAAGCTGGCCGAACAGCAATTCTGACATAGCGCGGAATTCCTCGATATCACTATCGGAGAGGTCCGCGTCAGAACGCCGAACGTCAAGCTCACACTCGAGGTAACCACGTATCGCAGCAGCCTGACGTGCTGGGGAGCACGCTAGCCGCATCTTGCCAAACATCAGCGTTAGCTGGCGTAAAGCAAGAATTGAATCGATACAGGGTGACTCGAGCAACAAGCCACTACTGTGGTCGAACACACGGTTGAAGAAACCTCCTAAGAATAGGGGGAGCCTTCCCCGGCGATCCTTACGGAAAGCTGGGTGGATACCGACTTGACCTTGGTCGAGCCATTTTTGGATGGCCTTTCCAAAGTCAGGTAGGGTTATCGTTAAAAACGATAGCCCTTCATGTTCGATCCGGCTCGAGACGGTATTAATGTCTCGAGTGGCGCTAGTGCAACATCTGTCAGCCGATTCCTCGGCTAACAAAGACCAGAGTGACATCAGGCTTTCCACCCGACCTCCTTGATAGAAGGTAACAGGATCCCTAGCCTGGGTCACATCAATCCATGTAGTGACCAATCCACCTACACAACTCCGGAATACTCATCCGGTACTCCATGACGGTGTCGTACACCTCTTCTTGAGGGTACTTCAACCTGTCATAGTAGTCCAGAGGAATAAACCGCAGCCGGTGATTCCCGGTCCTCATCGCGATGACGTTAGCCACCGAGATGAGATCGAGTTTCACCTGCGACAAATCATGATTGGATGTAATTTCTATCTCCTCTCATGAAAAGTGGGTTGTTGGTGGAAAGAGCTACATGGAACCACGGAAAAACGGACACATGTCTGTGTACGTCGCCCGATGAGCTCCCGACGTTAGAATGGAATGATATTACTCATCCAGTCTGCGTCTATGAGCTCACGTACAGAGAGGTGAACGACGTCGAAGAGCACGACTGCAAGAAGGATGGTTTTGTAACCAACCTTCAGATGCACCGTAACCTCCGCGCCGTTATCCTCCCTTTCAAGGGCCGCACGCACCCGATGTCCCTCACTCTTTTCGGAGAGAGGAACGCCAGGAACGTGCGCATCACTACGATTCGCCACCAAGAAGCTTGGTGACGACCGCGTTCGAAGTGGCACTGAGCTGGCTGTTGAAGCCAGTCCAGATTGCCAAGGCTTCGGCCGCCGTATAGCCACCCCGGGAAGGCAGATCGAAGACGGTGTAAACCGCCATTCCGACCTGCACATTCTCGGACGGCCTAAAGGCATCCGCTGCCATCTTCGCGTGGTCGATACGGATCAAGCGCCGCGTCCTCTTCCCGTAGGAATGGGACACGGCAAGCTTGACCAGACCGTCATTGCTCGTGTACTCGGATTCGTCCTTATCCACGCTTGTGCGCGGAAGGGGAATCGTGGTACCCGAGATCGTGACGGTTTGCGGATCGGCTAGTGACACAGGCATCACTCCTAGGGCCCGGTCTGGGCCCCATTGACGTTGTAGCACAGGACAAACATCCTGATGCTAGCTCCTGGTAATTCCAAGAGCAGCAGCAATGGAAAGTTGGCGCGGTGACAAGCCGTTCCAATCGATTCCAAAACCAAATGGGTTGGCTCGGACTCGCTGCTTACACTCTGATGTGAGTACAAGAGCTCCGACTAGATGGGAATTACTCCCATGCCAGGTATAGGTGTCACGGACAATTGTATGCTCCATGACATACCCATACGCCATCACCAGACCATCGGTTGCCCAGTCCTGAAGGTTACCTATAAGGTCACCAACAGGAAGGAACCAATCGACAGCCCAACTCCAGGGCGCGATATTCCACAACGTCTCAGGTGTGGCATCGAAGTTGATTAGACCTCGATCCCTAAAGGCGTCCGCACTAATCACTTCCAAATTGTCAATTGGAAGATGATAGGTGAAGGCACCCGAAAACCATCGACGTTTCGAAGTCTCTCGACTTCGAAGTGTGTATGGAGTCTCGCCCTTCTGAAAGACTTCGTCCAAGGGGCCAGTAGAGTAAAGCGTTATAGGAACGCTACCTACGGCCATCTTGAACGGTGGTTCTTTCACAGTCTCAACCGGAATCTCGAATCGACGACGAACCTGTTTTCCCGAGTCGCGGATGTACTGCTCGATTACAGTACGAGTCCGCTCACGGGCGAGCAACGTCTTTTGGACGTCGCTCAAAATAGGCTTGAATCCAAATTCGATTGCAAGGTGCCCATCTGCTGCATTACGCAGTGTTTGAGTACCATCCTTCCAAGCTTGGACTCCCAACTTCGGGAGTCCTTCGCGAAGAAGTTCTGCAAGAGAACTGGACATGTCTTCGAAGACATTGGTCGGCTTCACCTTTGCAATGGCAGACATCCCCCATGCGTCAAGCTCCTTTTTAGTGGAGTTGGCGAACGGTGGGAAACTGACATTGACGACGGCGAAGGGGGCATAGAGGCCATCGTACAAGTACGTGGCCGTGCCCTCATAGATAGGACCACTTGCGGCAGAGTAGGAATGACCACCGATTAAGGTGGCATACTGCTTTGTCACAGAGAATGGTCCTCCAATGTCCCCGCTTGATTCAAACTTCGCGCCTTTCTTGGTAGAATGGCGCTTACGTTTGTTCCAAGCGGGATGAGATGATGAGGATAGAACCTCACGCCCTTGGAGGTAATTCGGACGCCACCCACCGTTGGAACGCCAGACCTTTCGGCTGTTGTTCCATGGTTGGGTGGGGTAGTTAAAAATACTAACTACGGTAGCGCCAGGCCCCACGAAGGGGATGGCGCGACTCTTCGACATCAACCTCCAAGCTGGTTGGGAGTAAATCTGGTCTTTGGGGGGTTTAATCCCCCCAATCCTTCCCAAAGAAGATGTATCGAACATCTTCCAGAGGAAGGGGTGTTTGCACTGCGCTGGTTGCCCCCCATCGGGGGC